GAAACGTCAGAATCGATTCATCTTAAGGTTTCCTTCAAGTTTGGGGATTAATGAGTGGTTTGTAGAGACCGCGGCAAGACCTTCTATCAAAATCGCAGCAACTGAAATTCAGTTCTTGAATACATCAACTTTCGTTGCGGGTAGATTCAATTGGGACCCAATCTCTGTGAAATTTAGAGACCCAATCGGTCCATCAGCAGCTCAAGCTCTAATGGAATGGGTTCGTCTACACGCTGAATCTGTAACAGGACGTATGGGATATGCTGCGGGTTATAAAAAAGATATCGACCTCGAAATGCTTGACCCAACAGGTGTGGTTGTAGAAAAGTGGATTCTTTATGGAACATTCTTAACAGACGTTAACTTTGGTTCATTGAGTTACGCTACAGACGCACTTGCAGATATTACTTGTAGTTTGAGAATGGATAGATGTGTGTTAGTGTACTAATACTATATACAAAAAATTAAAACCTTTTATATTTAACCGTAAAGACATAAACTTTACGGTTATTTTTTTTATATGGACGAACAATCAAGACAGTATGGTCAACAAAATTTAACGTTACCACACGACATAGTACAACTTCCTTCAGAAGGATTATTTTACAAAAATAAAAAGAAAGCGGTTAAGGTGGGATATCTTACTGCCGCTGATGAAAATATTTTAATGGGTGGGGGAAACGACCTAACATATACCTTATTGAGAAATAAGTTATACGAACCAGACATGAAAATAGATGATATGTTAGAAGGTGATGTGGAGGCTATTCTTGTGTTTTTAAGAAATACAGGTTTTGGACCAGAAGTTGAATTAAATTTAACAGACCCACAAACGAGAAAATCTTTTAAAACGACGGTTCTGTTGGACCAACTTTCAATTATAAAAGGAGTTGCACCATCAGAAGACGGGACATTTACAGTAAAACTTCCAAAGTCTGAAGCGGTTATCAAATTGAAACCTATGACTTATGGTGAGATTAATGAAATCCAAAAAATGATTGATTCATATCCTGCAGGAAGAACCGCACCAAGGGTAACATGGAGACTCAACAAAGAAATTGTAGAGGTAAACGGAAACCCTGATAAAGGAGAAATTGCTAAATTTGTTGAACAATAGCCCCGTCAGGAGAAAAACTAACAGTGAATGTTGGTTTCGGGGTCGAATTTTTTCGTGCTTTCTTCTGATTATAGGAAAGGACAAATAGATGAATTTTATTATTTGAACAAACTTTTAGGTATTAGTTGGACGGATTTTGAGTTAATGCCACTATTTGTTAGGAAATATCTTCTAGATAAATGGGTTGAAGATAATAGAAAGGACTGAAAAATCAGTCCTTTTGTATTTATATAATATTAAGAATGTATGGCACCTGATAATTTAAATTACGGTACACCACCAAGTAGTGATGATATAGGTAGTTTTGGTAAGAATCTTGAAAAAATGCTCAAGATAGGCGTACGTGATTTTGCCGATGCAATCACAAGACTAACTAGTAGTGCTACCGTAGTCAACAAAACATTTCTTCAAGGAAGACAGAGGGTCGTAGAACTACAACAAGCCCTTGCTGACGCAGTACCAAGCGTCAATAGAATAGGAGGTTCTTTACAAGATGTTGAAAATACAATTTCTGATGTTGCCAAGGCGTCGAGAAGAAATGTTGTTGCAAACACAGAAGATGTTACAAAACTTGTTGCAGCTACCAAACTATTGAAAGAAGATGCGGAAGTTCTAACGAACGCATTTTTAGATGTCGGTATGAGTGTAAGTCATATCGGTCCAGAATTGGAAAAATCAATTAAATATGTTCAAAGTATTGGTGGAAATTCTGCCGAGGTAGTGAAGACGATGAGGACCAATATGGACCAACTTAATCGTTATCAGTTTGAAGGAGGTGTACAAGGTCTTACAAAAATGGCGGCACAAGCGTCGATGTTGAGATTCGACATGAATGAAACTTTCCGTCTAGCGGACAAAGTTATGTCCCCTGAAAATGCAATCGAGGTTGCATCTGCATTCCAAAGACTTGGAGTATCTGCAGGAAACCTGGTTGACCCATTCCAATTGATGAATCAATCAATTAATGACCCTTCAGGTCTTCAAGACAGTTTAGCCCAAGTTTCAAAACAATTCACTTATTTTGATGAAAAAACAAAATCTTTCAAAATTAACCCACAAGGTGTAATGATATTGAAAGAAATGGAAGCCCAAACAGGTGTAAGTGCTAAAGAGTTGAGCAAGATGGGATTAGCTGCAGCAGAATTGGACAAACGTCTTTCTGCGATTAGTTCTGCAGGACTTAAAGTTGGTAGTGAAGAAGACAAACAATTCTTAGCGAACATTGCTAAGATGGGTGAAGGTGGGGAGTATGAAGTCCAAATCAAAGATGATAAAGGTCAAATGCAGACCAGAAAACTATCGGAGATTACTCAAACCGAATTTGATAAATTAATCAAAGAACAAAAAGAAGGACCCCAGACTTTAGAAGAACTTGCTAGAAGTCAGATGAACTTGACTGAGTTGATGGAGGCAGATGTATCTGCAATTCGAAACAAAATTGTGGGAGGGGTATCGACCGCCGCACCTGTATTGAACAACTTAGAGGGATTCCGAGATATTACAGACAAAATTGGAGGAGCGTTATCAGATGCAAAAAAATCTGGAACAACTAAAGGGGTAAGAGAAGATACCGAAAAGTTCATATACGGTACAGAACAAATGTTCAAAGATTTGAGAGACCCAACCAAAAACGGACTTACGGTTTTAACTTCATTGATTTGGTTTCGAGAACCACAAGAGGACTTCTGAGTAAAATACCTGGTCAAGAAACTTCATCTGTATCTCCATCATCTAACCAAACTAGAACAGAACAAATACAACAAGAAGTGAAGTCTGTTGCTCAAAGTTACGGGGCAAGCTCATCCACAAAGATTGATATGGGTGGTAAAATTGTGATTGATATTAACTTCAACGGTGCTCAAGGATTGACTCAAGAACAGATTAATCAAATTACAAAAATACTTTCAGACAAGTTGAGTGGAACAGAGTTCCAAAATTATATTATCAACGTTCAAAGTGCTTCAAAACAATCCCCAACACAAAGACAAGGGTCAAATACTTATGGTGGTGGATAACAAAAAAATTATCCCTAACCTATTTATATAAAAAGATTTGATGGCAAGTTTATTAGACTTTTCTGCAACAAACGGTTTTAGAAAAAAGCTCCTAACTAGGAACTTAACACCGTATGCCAAAGCCCCAAATCGACCAACACTTCCAATAGATACAACTTATGTTCAGACCGATAGTTCTGTTCAAGACAGTCCAGATAAATTAATTGACGAACCAAGTTTTGCAAACAAACTATATCCACTCAATGAGTGGGGTTCTGAAGGTGGATACAAACAAGTTCCAGACCCAACAGGATTATTAAATACGAAATCAAATAAGGGAGAGTATGGACCAGGTCAACAGGACGCAAAAATAATAGACCAATCTCAAGTTGCATCTAATAAAGGTTTCGGTAGTATTTCTCCAGCTTGGAAACCTTTGAATGCTTATGCGAACGGAACACAGACATCTTTAGATAGTGGTGAATACATCACACAACCAGACTTTGTGGTGGGCGGTACTAGGTTATACAACAATCAACCATATCCAACAACCTTTAACCCATCATCATACGGACCCGTAGGAATTTTATTATCGAGAGACCCACTCGGAAGTAATGGACTTTTGAGTCAAGACTCTTTTATTGCCAAACTAGGTGCTCAGACTCTTAGAAAATCATTCGAAGAAAGAATAGCACAACAAATTTATCAAAACACTGCAGCAAGAGCAAATTTATTCAGTGTAGATAGTGGAATTGACGTAGTGAATTTAGTAACAGGAAGGGTGCCTCTGATAGAACCTAATTGGACTATTACAGTACCTTCAAATCCAATTTTAGCCGCCACAGATTTTGCTTTGAGATTGGCTGGAAGTATAATTCCTGTATCACCGATTCCTGGTTCTTATTGGGACACGTCAATAAATTCAGGACAGCCAACAACAATACAACAGTTACAAAATGCTTTTAGGAGAAGTACAGTAGGTAACTTTTTCAATAGATTATTAGGGGCACCTCAGACGGGTTCACAACTTTTCTTGAACAATACTGGTGGCGGACAAAGGTCTATACTTTTTAGAAACATTAACTTCAACAAGTATAAACCAAGTTATGATAGAGGATTCCTAAATAGAGGTGGTGGTGCATTAGTTGGTGGTGTATCAAATAACTCAAACTACTACGTCGGTTCAAGAAGCTCAGAACCGTCACAAGTCTTCTCACCACCAGGTGCCCTACCTGTTAACGACTTTGGTGTTGTTCAACAGTCTCCTGTCTTTGGACCTACTGAACTTGCACAACTATACGAAGGACCAAGTAAAGAAATTAAGTTAGGTGCCAACGGCCCAACATATGGTAATGGTGGTGGTATTGAAGGTGGCTTTACATGGGTATCTCCAAAATATAAAGGAAATGCTGGTAAGAGAGTTGGGTTAGGGGGTGAGATAACAAGTGAAGACGAAGATTTTAAACCATCATCATATAATTCAACCGAATCAACAGAAAGAACTTTCAGAGAAGGTTCAATTCTTGACGACACCCAAAGGTTAATTAATAGTCAACCGCAAGGAGGTAAGAGATTACAACACGTAGGAAATGCCATAGACCAAGTATCCAAAGTATTCAATGATGGATACAAAGAAATGACCAAAGGTTCAAGAGTTTATAGATATGTTGGTGACCCTGGTCAAGAAGTTGGTACTGAATACTGTAGAGTTTTTGCTAAAGATACTCCATATCTTCAATACAACGACTTACAAAAAGCCGACGGTATCACAACACAAGGAAGAAGATTTTCTGACTCAGTTTTGGATAACACATACAATTTGAATATTGTTCCTAATAAACAAGAAGGAGGTCAAAGTTCAACGAATTTGATTGGAACTGAAAACAATGCTTTTGCGAAAAAATACATGTTTTCACTCGAAAACTTGGCTTGGAGAACATCATCAAGTCCTGGATATTCTGTATCTGATTTGCCAATTTGTGAAAGAGGACCAAATGGTGGTAGAGTTATGTGGTTCCCACCATATGGATTAACCTTTAGTGAAAGTGTTTCTGCGAACTGGAACTCAAGTGATTTCTTAGGAAGGCCTGAACCAATATACACATACAAGTCAACACAGAGAGGCGGTACACTATCATGGAAAATAGTTGTTGACCACCCTTCCGTGTTAAATGTTATCGTTAACAAAGTACTTTCCAACGAAACAAACGCAACAAGAGTTAACAGTATTCTCGATTCGTTTTTTGCTGGATGTAGAAAATATGACTTATATGAGTTAGCTAAAAGATATTGGAAAGTGAATCCGAACGACTTGTATCAATTACAAGAAGCGATTACTTCTAAAAAACTTTCCCGTGAACAAATTGAATGGTCTAAGTCTACAATTCAAACAGGTGTTGATGGAGGTCAAGGGCAACCTTTAGCGCAGGGTACAAGTACTACAGTTTCTCTGAATGTTTATGAACAAATAGGTTTATACTTTGGAAATGATTATCCTAAACAAGGTAGTGTAACAAACTACTCAAATGAATTTTCAAGGTACACATCTACTTCCAATATAGATTATTACAAATCAAAAAGTCCGAGTACTGCGGCACAGACAACATCTTTTTTCGACAACGTTGTAAAACCGAATTATAAAATTGCACAAAAAATGGTTACTGACTTAGCCACAAAATTAAGTGGCTCCACAGGAACAATAACCATAACAATTGACTCAAGTTGTTCTGCGCCCGCAACAGTTCAATACAACCAAGAACTCTCCAAAAGAAGAGTTGAATCCGCCGTCTTATTCTTTTCACAACAAGATGCTTTGAAGAAATTTATTGAAGAAAAAAGACTTTTAATAGTTCCTTCGAAAGGTTTAGGAGAATCAACAAGAACTCAACCTAAACAGTTCAAGGTTGCGGACCCAACCGACCCAAAAGATTTCACTTTAGGTAATACTGTGAGATGTACAGACGAAGACAAGACAGTCCCTGTAGTTGGTGGCGACGTACAAGTTGAAGCTAAAGAAATTTTTACATATGGGGCCATGGCTTGTAGAAGAGCCTACATAAGTTCAATCAAAGACGACACAAGTACAAACGTTCCATCATCAACACCAACACCAAAGTATACAGACGTTTTTCAAGCAAACACCGTAACAACAACAGTTGATACAGAAGAAACCGTCAGAGAATGGAAACCAAGAGATAATATAACCAAAAGGGTTCTTAGGTCGCTACTTTCTGAGTGTGATTATTTTGAAACCATCAAACAGGAATCGCCTATGGTGTACGATAATTTGAGAGACAAACTCAAATTTTTCCAGCCTGCTTTTCACTCAATAACACCCGAAGGACTAAATTCAAGACTCACATTTTTACAACAATGTATGAGACCAGGTGATACAATCCCTACAATCAAAACGGTTAATGGGACTGAATCACTACAATATAACAACGCTGTGAACACAGCTTTCGGCGCACCACCCGTTCTCGTTCTCAGAATTGGCGATTTCTATAACACGAAAATAATTCCAGATTCACTTAATATAAGTTATGAAGATTTAGATATAAATCCTGAGGGTATTGGTGTACAACCAATGATTGCGACAATTCAAATGGGATTCAAGTTTGTTGGAGGTAGTGGACTAAAAGAGTCTGTGGACAAATTACAAAACGCCTTATCGTTCAACTATTATGCCAACACAGAAATTTATGATGATAGAGCTGATGTTACAGCTCAGGAAGACTTCTTGAAAGTATTGGATGCTGAGTTCTTGGCGATGGCTAATCCACCAGCTCCGCCAGCAGTTAACCAAGCAGAACCGAACAATGGTCAGAACAATAACCAAACCATTGGAACGATTATAAGTAAAGAAATTGTTTCAACTTTTGAGGTAGGTAAAATTTCTTATCAAAACTATATGGTCAATTTGGTTAATCAAACACAAACATATTTTCAAAACGTTGTTAACAAACAAAAAGAAGTTAATGCACAATACAATAATGCCATGAGACAACAGTGGATGTTAGAAAGAAATTACGCTGAAGGTGTTACACCCGTAAACTCAACAAGTAAGTTTGTGTTGTTTGGTAAGCCCAATAATGTTGAAAAAAGGGTAAACAATATCTTTGCGGAGTATGAGAAAAACATTGCAGCAGGTAATGATGAATTTATCAAATACGTTTCAGACGTTAATTGGGATTTTTCACAAAGATTGAAAGAAACTGTAAAAACAAACTATGCTAATTTTGTAAAAAACAAAAGAAGTAATTATCAGAACGCAATAACAAAAATCATTCAGGATATTACCAATATCGAGACTCAATACATTCAACAACTATCAAGAGCTAATATATTGACTTTTGAGGGGATGGCCAATAATGGTACAGATGGTTTCCAATCTAGTAATGGTAATGTTACTTTATATCGTACAATAGGTACTAACGAATTTGACCCTTCTTCTCAACCTGTGCCTGCTGATACATTTGTTGAATTAAGGAACGACTATAAAAAAATTCAAGATGATGTTATAACTTTCAATAATGTAATTTGGAAAAATCATAGTTTTGTAAACACACAGGACGGTAAAGAATATACTGGTGTTTTAGTTTTCAATCTTGGTGGTGGAAAAGCTCTAAATTCATATTTGGGTGAAAAGCCTGAAGAAATTGTTTTCAAACCTTTCTCTAAAAACAGATTGTTTGAAACTAATTTTACTTTCAGAAGACAATACATGATTGTTTCGGAGGACATATTAGATGATAAAAAATATCAAACATTCAAACAAGCAATCATCGGTAATATAATTGGTAATCAGGCAATTATCGGTGATAAGAAAACAAATATTGAAGAGGTTTTCGACGCTTACTGGTTAACAAAGGCAAAACCTCTATTTACAGAGGAGAATAATTTGACTAAATCTTTTATTGATAACTTAGAAAAGAACGATTTGAAAAATTTCATAAAATATACCCCGTTCCCATCAAAGAAAAGAGTGCTCTCATTCACATCTGAAAAACCAGCAGACACCGAAGGAGAAATAAAATCACAAGAGGCTATGGTTAAAAACTTAGCAGCACAGACAAATTCCAATACCGACCAATTGACGTGGAACATAAAGAACGATGGAGGTGCATATATTTCAAAAGCAAAACTTAACTAATGGCATACACATATTGGAATAGATATAGTCAATTTATAATCAATGGTGAACAAACTGTTGTGCCTTATGTTCAATTGCCTTCAAAACCAACAGATAAAACTTACATTTATAAAGTAGGTAGGAGTAGATTAGATAGAGTATCACAAGAGTATTACAACTCCCCAACTTTTGGTTGGTTGATACTTCAAGCAAACCCACAGTTTGTGGGTATGGAAAATAATATTTTCGATGGTGCTATTCTAATTGTCCCCTTCCCATTATTACCCTCCTTACAGGATTATAAGGCGGCGATAGAAAACCATTTCTTTTATTATGGCAGGTAACGTACAGGCGGATAACAGTGGGAACATTTATGTTGAGTTTGATTATAACAACATTATCGTAGTTGACCCTAACAAAACAATCGATTCTTTAGGAAAGATTCGTGAAAGGTTGGTTGACCACGAGAACCTTGTTATGTATGCAAACTTGGAAGCTGAATTACTTCCAAGAACAAAACTTGCTATTGGAGCTTCTCCTGAAGATAGGGTACGAATTGTTTCAATTGCCAAGATGGATTTCCTAAAACCAACTAAGGATTCATATTTGGGTACAGGTTATTATGATGAATTAACAGGGGACAATACAACTAAATTCAAGGGTGTAAATCAAATGATGAGTCAAACCGTTGTCCCAAAAGACGGTACTAAGCCTTACGTTGTTGAAAAACCATCTGACTTAACAAGTGTATTGGATAATGGATTACTTGGAATTACAAACATAAGTGTTGATACAAACCTATCTTTTGTACCATCTGTAAGAATTTCTTTGGAAGATGTTCAAGGAAGGGCTTTATTTCAGTTAGGTAACAACTCACCTTACGCAGCATTTTTTAATTTACCATACCCACCATTTTATTTGACTCTCAAAGGGTATTACGGTCAAGCCATAAGATACCAACTTAATTTGGAAAAATTCAACGCAAGGTTTAACACCTTCAGTGGAAACTACCAAATTGATTTGGATTTCAAAGGATATAAGTTTAACATCCTTAACGAAGTTGCAATGGGTCATCTTATTGCGACACCACACATGTATAGTCAACAGTTCAATGTTTCGGCACAACCTGTTGGACCACAACAAACAAATCGCGAACAACAGACCTCAGTTGCAACACAGGTGGGAGCTGCTAATCAGGTTAATGATGGTAGACAATCAGAAGGCACTGTACAAGTTACATCTGAAAGAGGTTATCAGAAGATAAAAGAAGTTTATAGTGAATATAAATCAAAGGGGTTGATACCTCCCGACTTTCCTGAATATACTTTAGTGCAATTCATTAATAAGTTAGACCTGTTCGAGCAAAACGTGGCCAATAAGTTTGCAAAGGCAGATGTGGACCCTTTGACTAATATTAGAGGATACAAACAAGTATTAACAAACTATTTCGGAACTTCTGCAAATAGAGGTGTTAGAGCGGGTGAAACTTCTTGGTTTTCAGATTATTTGAATCCCGCACCCATTATTCTAAATAATGGAGATAGGACTTACATGTATAAGGAGTTAAACCTTGAAACTAAACTTGCAGCCACGAACCAACTTGAGAGTATAATTAAACAGTATAATGAACTTTTGGCTAAGAACCCAACGTTGGGGGCTGGAGGGGCTGCACCGATACCAAATCCAATTAACATTAATACGGTCAAAATAAAAGCACCAAACGCGGATGCTGTGAATTGGACCGCAACTACTATTGCTCAAACTGGTATCTATAAACCAACCGAGCAAGACGTTAATAGGATAAAAGGAGAGTTCGAAAGGTTCACAAAGCCAATTTATAAAACAGAGATTGTAAACGGGAAAGAAACACTAGTTGATATAAGAGCACCATTTTTTGTTTTTGAAGGTGATGGAAGATTCGACAAACAGATTCAATTATTAGAGGCACAAGCCAACAAAAAACTTTCGCAGTTTGAAGACCAAATAACTAAGAAACTACTTGAAAAAATTGAAAGTGGAACTGAAGGTATTGGATTCAAACCTACTGTTAGAAACATTATGGCGGTTTTAATGGCATCTGCAGAAGCCTTTATTAGACTCTTAGATGATGTTCATAATAATGCATGGAATGTTAAGTATGACCCTGTAAGAAAAAAGGCGATACTCAACAATCCATCATCAGCATCAGGTTCAGATACCGTTGATGATTTGAAATTGACTCAAACCGCTATTGAACAGAGTACAGGATTGAAATATGCAGAAATCCCTGTATACCCTTGGCCACAATTCTTCATTGAGACACCCGAGGACAAAAAGGGTAGGTTCCAATTGAAGTATCCCGCAGACCCATCTGTTGTTGAGCTAACACAAGGATGGGATTATTCAAAGTGGCCTGAAGTAGAGTTTGTTGAGGAGTACATGAGAGGGATAACACAAAAGTTTAATCCACCATTGACTCCTGAACCATTAGACAATCAACAGGATACAAATATAATTAATATCAATGCAATAGAATTTCCATCTGAAGGTATTGCTTACGTAAACAAAGAGGAGATTAAATTTTTCTATGAAATTTGGGAAAGACAACTACTAACATCAAGGTATTCCAATTTTGTTAGGGCAAACGGAAATCAAGTTGACGAAATTATAAAGTTGAACACTGAAGCCGAAGCTAGCAATATTGTAACAAGTTTGGGTCTGAACGCTCCATACATCACAATGAAGCTGAAAAATTATGGTTTGAATTCTACCAATTACAGAGCTTTCTTGGAGAACATATCTAATGGTGGGACTGGTAGAGCATGGCAAGACTTCATAAGGGATTTCTTCGTAACACCATATATCAGAAATCTAACTGAAAATTCGTTCAGCATTTTGGACATCAATGAGTTTGGTAAGATACCACAACTTTTCACAAAGTCTGCCGCCCTTCAAAAGTTGGTAACAAATTCAACCAATGAGCCAAACATTACAGATACAATACCATTTACAGACTCAGTTTGGGTTACCGATAATATGGCGGATGGTAAAACCGCACAGGGTACTAATGTTTATAACACAAATAAAGTACTAACTGTTTTCGAACCAAGAAAAATTATATCGAACTTTAATGATGTATATAATTTTGATGAGAAAAGACCAGTAACTAACTTCTCATATAAAAACACAAACAACAATCCGTACCCTATTGTTTCGGCAACAAATTTGAACCAAACAGGATTAAATGATTTTTATAGAATAAGAATAGATTCTGGAAATTTCATTGCGACCGAGGGTGTTTATGTTCACTTTGCACCTTCATTTCAATTATTTGGAGTTACAAATCCTATCCCTTTCCAAACAACAACTTCAATTCTTAACACACCATTTATGGTAAACGCCATACAAAATGGGGTTCAGGATTTCAGAAATAAAGCAAAATATCCTTATGTACAAGCGGCATATTTGTTTTTGAATTCTTTACCATTGGCATCGCTGAAGGAGAAATATAAATCATTTAATAACAACACTTCATCTGATTTAGATTACATAGCATCTTGTTTAAAAAAGTTTGGTGCAATTCACAAGTTACCATACGCTTGGATTCTTAAAATGGGTTCGGTATATCACAGATATAAAGTATTCAAAGAAACAAACGTGGACATTCTAAACACCGCTTGGACAAACTTTGATTACGTAAAAAACTTTTCACCAATCCAAGGTACAACAACGCAAACATATAACGTAAAGATAGGTGGACAGACAAAACCAATTACCTTACAAAATGAAACTAATACCGATGTTAATATACAAGTTGGATTCTATCCTAAAGTTATAAATGATTTTTATACATTCCTCACGGGATATGAAGTATACAAAGATTATACGGATGCTGAAATTCAAAATACCATAAACGGAGGAATGAAAATTTTCAATTTTTCTGAATCCGATATCCAAACAATTCAACAGACAAAAAGATTGAGGTTATCTACTTGGTCAGTGCTTATTCCAAGTGTAGTGAAGAATGGAATTAAGTGTGACCCGAACGATAATACCTTAGCCACCGCTTACACAATTGTTCCTTCTTTTGGTTCAATAGTAAACCAAGCTAGTTTAGAATGTGTTGTTAATCAGAATACACCAACATCATTTACTAAAGTAAATTTATCGAACAACCCATCGATGTATAATGGTTCTGTTAGACTTTTTTGGGCGGCACCAAACTATGGTTATTTTGATAATCAGACATTGGTAAAACCGTCACCTGAAAGTTACATGAATAAAATTGATAGTAAAAAAAGTAATCAAACACCTTTTAAACTTTCAATGGTTGATGAGTATTCTAAAATTGAGGAGATATTTTCAGTGTTCGAAAAAAGGGTTTTGGACTCCTTTGAACAAGAGTTTTTGAATTTTTCAAAACCAATAACTGATGTAGATTTACCTGTAAGTACTCAAATTGGTGCATCATCTGTTGCTATTAACGCCGATTTTAAAAATTTTCAATCACTTTTCAAAAGTTTGTTGACGGTGGTTCCTAAACCATCAACAACAAACGACCAAGAATATTTCACAGGTATAATAAATGCTCAGTACCAAAATGTTCAAAATACATTGAGAGGATTTTTGGAATATGATATATTATTCAGATATGGTAATCCATCTAATTACAAGAGAAGAATCGTTGACTCGTATTTGTCTCACAATAGTGCACCTGTTATAACCGACCCAATAAAGTTCAAGCCATACGTAAAAGGAACACTTCCTAGCAGAGGAGGAACTATTTCTGTTTCTCAATCAAAGGTTCAAAACCCCGCCGCGTGGTTTGCACTTGAAACAGAGGTTGGATTTTCAACAATACCAAATGTGGTGTATTCTTCAACTGGTTCGTACATTACAGATTTCTTTATCGATAATGATATCGAGTTCACCGCTGATAATGTTGTACTCCTAAGTCAGATAATTAAAATGTATGCAACGTACAAACTTAAATTACCGAGTGCGGCGGTTGACCAATTCAAAAATCAAATTCAATATCTAATTAATGCTGAGGATTTATTACAGGGTAATTTCCTAAATGACTTATTGGCAAGACTTAACAAAGATTTACCAAGTCAGTATCAAGTTCCCCAAGGGACGGTTAATAGTGTAATTACAGGTGAACAAAGTAAGATAGAAAATTGGGAGATATTCAAAGCATTAAACGATAAGTGGATTGCAGGGGGTGACTACAAGTCTAAGACATTGTTTGAAGATATTATGTTCTTGGACAGAGCTTCAAGGAATATCGGACAGACAGTACTAATAGACATATTTGACCTGAAGAGCATGTTAGGAAAAGATTCATTGAATAACGCTATGAGTGTTTTCACACTTATGAGTGGTATTCTAATCAAAAACAACTTCACGGTTATGAATCTTCCTGCTTACGTAAACTTCTACAATGTTCAGGATGTGGATGGAACAACAATACCAAAACCTGAAGGTACATTAGACTTCGCCAACAACTTATGGGGTACATTCCTTAATGTTGATTATAGAAACGCAACATCAAAGATGGTGTGTTTTTATGTAGGGAAGCCGTCACAATATTTGGACTTACCTAAAGGAAACTTCAGATTTAGAGATGATGGTTTCGAAATGAGGAGAGCATCAGAAAATCCGTTGATTGAGAATCAAGATGGTAAAAAAGATTGGTCTTTATCAAATAAATGTGTTGGATTCAATGTTGATATTGGTATAAGAAATCAAAACATATTTTATTCATTCCAAGTTGACCAAAGTGCTGGTGTTGCAACCTCAGAGTCTATTAACACCCAACTCAATATGGTTAATCAAGCCTCAGGTAGAAATGTTGCAACTCAAAACGTTTCATTATATAATCTTTATAAAAACAGAAGTTATAAATGTACTGTAGTTTGTTTGGGTAATGCTCTACTACAGCCGAGTATGTATTTTAATTTGAGACATGTTCCGATGTTTAATGGACCGTATATGATACAAAGTATACAACATACAATTCAGCCTGGTAATTTCCAAACATCATTCACTGGTATAAGACAGGGTATATACGACCTACCTTCTATAGATTCGTTCTTACAAAGTATGAATCAAAATCTATTAACGAAGATTGAGGAAATTTTAAAAATCAAAAAAGACCAACCACCAGCAATCAAAATTACGGAAGAACAAAAAGCAACTCAGACTGTTCAAAAAGCGGATAACACGCTTGATACACAAAATAGTTGTTCAACTAAAGTTGACCTTACTGCTTATCAAGGGTATTCAGTACAGGCAGGGGTACCAATTAATATAACCCCTGATGCTTTTGCTGCTAAACTTTTGGCAACATTACCAGGTCAATCGAATCAACTTCTCAGAACTTACATTTATTGTATATCATATGTAACAAGTTTTGTTAAGAGCTCAAACACAGGTGCGGGTAATTTTGTTTCTTATAATAATAACTTGGGACTATTATCACTTGAAAATAATTTCCAACCAAGAGCTAACAAATACTTCAAGAAAGAATTTTGTTGTGTTAATGTAAAGATTGGTACACAATCTCAATCGAAACCAATAGTATCTTTCGCAACCATTGAAGATTATATTAAATTTATGGTTGATAGTTTGAAAGAAAGAGTACCTCAAATAGAAAGACTAGGTTTGGATAAATTCTACGTTTGCCACTGGCCAAAAGAAAACGTGTCGGAATCTTATTTTGAGTCTAATTTTGGTGAATTTGAAACTGTAAGAAAGACCATGGAAGAGGCAATCCAATCATCAGTCAAAGTGAAATTGGTAACTGAAGCTACCGCAGATGCTGTTGACGCTTCGAATAACAGACAAGGTGGAAGTACGCCTGGTGTTACACCAACACCTACACCTCTAAACCCATTACCTGGCCAAGTATGTCCTCCTCCTTATATCAACTCATTTGCACCTGCGATTGGATTCACAGGAACTCAAATGGTTATAAATGGTAGAAACTTAGACACAACAACAAAGGTATTCTTCAAAGAGGGTAATTCACAATATGAAGTTGAACAAAGGTATATTACAATTATTGATGCTCAAACATTAAGAATTGTTGTACCTAAATTTGCTGATGGTACACAGGTTAAAACTACAAATCTTGCAGTACAAACAAGTTATGGTACCTTTACAACTGTTGGTACGTTTAAATATGACCCAGCGGTTCCTGCAAGTGCTGCATCATCCCCTGGTTCATTTGTTAATGGAGCATCAGGTACTCAAAATCAAAACATATCAAATACAAATCCAACGGTTCCAGCGTTGATTGAGACTCAAAGAACAACGTCACCAAATCAAACTACTGATTTAATTAGAGTGGACGTTGCTCCAAATGTTGGGGTGTGGACGATAAGTGCAACACAGACATTGACTTATTCTTATAAGAAAATAACAAGGGGTCCAAACAACACAGTAACAAAAACAGAAAAATATAAGGGGAGTCAGTCACTTACAGGATTTGTTTCAAATAACGGACAAACATTCCAGTTCACAAAAGCCGCGGCTGAAGTGGTTCTTAATGGAGCCATACCACAAATAGATAGAGTCAACGGTGAAGTAAACTGCCAAATACAGGTAACAGCAATACCTGCAGATAGAGTAAAAAATCCACAGAACCAAACACTTTCATTTAATTTCAATTACGTTTACCCGACACAAGTCACTAATAACACTACAGAACCTGGCTCTCTCGTAATTGTTCAAGAAACAAGTAGTGGTGAATTACCAAACTTCTCAGGTGATAACTACTACAATATTAAGAAAGGACCTGGCGGATACATTACTTTGAAATTTAGTTGTACGAACCTAATAGAAAAAGGAGCTTTTGCACTTACATCAATTCCAGACTTAGTTGACCAACAAATTAGAATTACAAATAATTCCGATACAAAGTATACAAATTTGATTGAAACAAATGCAATAGGTAGGTTCCAAGCAAGTGTAAGGTATAAATCAAGTGATTTAACAATCACCTTCTCGAACACAAGTACACCCGTACCTGCTAATGCGGGTGCGACGAGTCCGATAATTACTTTATCTTAAACCAATATATTTATATAAAAAGAATTTTATGGATTTAAAATCAACATTGAACAACTACCTTGGTAAGTCTGTTAAATTTTCAGAAGAAGATTTAGGGGATGGTACCAAACAAGTTTGCGATTTGGAAACAGGTGACTGTTATGTGGTAAGAGAAAGAGATGGTCTTATTGAAAGAGCAGGTCATATGCAAACAGCAAACAGAAAAGTAAGAGTTGAAACCGCTAGAGGTATAAAACAATTACTAAACGACTAATAGATATGAGTTTGGATAAGAAAATATTAAGCGAGATTGAACGTTATAGACAAATAAATAAGTATATAACTGAGCAAGCAGTTCCGCCACCGCCTCCACCAGGAGCAGATGCGGGAGCTGTACCACCACCCCCACCACCAGCGGGAGGGGAGGTACCACCCCCACCAGGAGGTGCGGTACCAGGTGCTGAAGTCGCACCACCAACACCAATAGATGTTGAAAACGACCCTGATGTTGAAAAAATCGACGACGAGGGTAAATCAGAGGAAAAAGGTGGAGGAGAATCAGGTACAGAAGAACTTGATGTGACTCAACTTGTTGACTCACAAAAAAACATTGAAACTAAACAAGAAGAGTATTTCAATAACTTATTTGGACAACTCAACAACTTGGAGTCAAAATTAAAAGAGATGGATTCGCTTATGAATAAGTTGAACTCTCTTGAGATGAAAATTGAAAAATATAGAGATAAGACTCCACAGGAAAAACTTGAGTTGAGAACATACGATTCATATCCATTCAATCAAAAACTATCTGATTTTTTTGAAGATAAAAAAGATGAGATGGAAAAGACAGGAAAAAATGATTATGTTTTAACTGCGGACCAAGTTACTGATATTAATGTAAATGATATCAAAAACTCGTTCCAACCAGGAAAAATGGATAGTTACGACAACGAATTCAAAAGATAAAAAAGAAAGGGACTGAAAGGTCCCTTTTTAATTTGACTAATAGGGATTTCCCAATTATAATTAATAAACAATTAAAACACTTTAAAATGAGTAATGTATTAGATGCCGTATTGGCGCAGTATGAAAAAAACCAAATCGGGGGCGGGGCCCAATCCAAAATGTCGCAAGACGAAAGAATGAAAAAGTATTTCGCTTTAATCCTTGGGGATAAAGAGAAATCAGGTCAGAGAAGAGTTAGAATTCTTCCTACAACAGATGGTTCCTCACCATTCAAAGAGGCTTGGTATCATGAAATCCAAGTAGGTGGTCAGTGGCAGAAATTCTACGACCCAGGAAAAAACGACAACGAGCGTTCTCCACTTAATGAAGTTTACGAAGAGTTGATGAGTACAGGTAAGGATTCCGATAAGGAACTTGCTAAGCAGTACAAATCTCGTAAGTTTTACATCGTAAAAGTTATCGACCGTGATAACGAAGCTGATGGACCAAAGTTTTGGAGATTCAAGCACAATTACAAAAATGAGGGTATCCTCGACAAGATTATTCCAATTTGGAGAAACAAAGGTGATATCACTGACGCAGAAACAGGTCGTGACCTTATCATTGAACTTGCTAAGTCAAAGACTCCAAAAGGAAAAGAATACACAACTGTTTCAGCAATCATGTATGATGACCCAGCTCCTGTGTCTCAAGACAAAGACCAAGCTAAAGAGTGGGTTAATGATGAGTTGAGTTGGACAGATGTATACAGCAAAAAACCTGTAGAATACCTTGAAGCAATTGCAAGAGGTGAAACACCAAAGTGGGATAACGAAAAGGGTGGATACGTTTATGGAGACTCAACTGTATCAGAAGAGTCATATGGCGGAACACCAAAGTCTTCTTCAAAGAAGATGGTTGACCCACAAGCAGACGCTGAGGTAGATGGTGATTTACCATTCTAATTAATTAATTTGATGTTCCCGACATCTCTGTCGGGAACATCTTTTATAAGAACAATATGGCAATCAAAAAGAACGATTTTTCAAACTTAAAAAAGAAGTTTTCAACTTCTGCAAAATATAAACCTCAAAGGTTTTTGGACTTAGGTCCTGACTTTTTGGATGCAGTTGGACTTCCAGGTCCCGCAGTTGGACATATCAATATGTTCTTGGGTCACTCTGATACGGGTAAGACCACTGCAGCAATCAAAGCCGCTGTAGACGCACAGAAAAAAGAAATCCTCCCTGTATTCATTATTACAGAACAAAAGTGGAGTTTTGACCATGCCAAGATTATGGGATTCCAATGTGAGGAAGTGGTAGACAAAGAAACAGGAGAACTTGATTGGGATGGATTTTTCCTATTCAACAATAACTTCAGTTATATAGAACAAATTACAGATTACATCAACGAACTCCTTGATGCTCAAGAAAAGGGAGAGTTGAACTATAGTCTTTGTTTCATTTGGGATTCAGTAGGTTCTGTACCTTGTAAGATGACTTTCGAAGGTAAAGGTGGTAAACAACACAATGCTTCAGTACTATCAGACAAGATTGGTATGGGAATCAACCAAAGAATTTCAGGCTCAAGAAAGTCCGACAACGAATACGAAAATACTCTTATCATCATTAACCAACCATGGGTTGAATTACCTGATAATCCTTTTGGACAACCAAAGATAAAAGCTAAAGGTGGTGAATCAGTATGGTTAAACTCATCTCTCGTTTTCTTATTTGGAAATCAAAAAGGTGCGGGTACAACAAAGATTACCGCAACGAAGGACAAACGTTCAGTTAAGTTTGCAGTGAGGAGTAAGGTATCTGTAATGAAGAACCACATTAATGGACTTGGTTTCGATGATGGGAAGATTATTGTTACACCTCATGGATTTTTGGCAGGAAAAGATTCAACAGAAGAAAAAGCTTCTATTGAAAAATATAAGAAAGAATATGCTGATTATTGGAAAGACATAATCGGTGCGGATGGTGATTTTACACTTACAGAAGAAAAAGAAGATTGATTGTTCACCCTTAAATTGAATATGTGACGAAGACATTGTTGGTGGATGGGGATAACCTATTCAAAATTGGATTCCACGGGGTAAAGGAACTCTATAGTGACGGTTCCCACATAGGTGGGGTGTATCACTTCATTAATACACTAAGACGATTTTTAGAGGAACACAATCACGATAAAGTGGTTGTATTTTGGGACGGCGATTCCAACTCCTCAATACGCAAATCAATTTACCCTCAATACAAGGGTAATCGTCGACAAGACATGAATGAGTACAAATACGAATCTTACTTGCAACAAAAGGCAAGAGTAAAGACGTATTTGGAGGAGGTCTTTGTGCGACAGGTTGAAATGGTGAACAACGAAGCCGATGATTTGATTGCTTACTATACACAAGTTGCTATTGACGAACAAATTATAATCTTTTCAGGAGACAAGGACCTCACCCAACTAATATCAGAAAGAGTAACAATCTTTTCACCAGTCAGTAAAACTTATTTCAAGAACGGAGATAACATATCAATTAACAAAGTTGATATACCTCACTATAATGTTACCCTTACCAAAATTTTTACAGGGGACAAATCTGATAATATAGACGGTATTGAAGGTTTGGGCGAAAAAACTTTAGTTAAGTATTTTCCCGAATTGCAACAGAAACCATGTACTATCAAAGAGATATTGGATACTGCACAAAATATCCCGCAGAAAAAACCTATCAAAAGTTTATCTAATATTTTGACTGGACGTACCAAAAGCGGTATACTTGGTGAAGAGTTCTACAGAGTAAATTCTAAAATTGTTGACCTTACAAATCCTCTGATTACAGATGAAGGAAAACAATTGGTAGAACAAATCCACACCGATACAATAGACCCCACCGACAGAGGATATAAAAATTTGATGAGACTCATGATGGAAGATGGTCTTTTCAAATACCTTCCTAAAAATGATGAAGCTTGGGTAAACTTTCTCAAGCCATTCATGAAACTAACTAGAAAAGAAAAAAGAAAGTTATGATTGATTTGAGTTTAGCACCACGATTAAAAACACTTTACAAAAGTGCCTATCCATTTCCTTACATAGTGATTGATAATTTCTTACCAGAATATCTTCTAAGAGTTTGTAAGGAAGAAATACATAGACACGATGTGTGGCATCACGACAATGTTGATTTCACAAAAGAGTATCAGCATAAAAAATTCTACTATCCGAACTATAATACAGATATGAAAGAATTTAGAGATAAGTTACCAATAACAAGTTTAGTAATGGACTATCTAAACTCTTTTGAGTTTATAAAATTTTTGGAGGAGCTTACAGGACACCAAAAACTTTATCGAGACCCAGTCTTGATGGGGGGTGGTATTCATAGAATTAAGAAAGGGGGAAAACTATCCGTTCATATTGATTACAATCAACATCCAAACTCAGGAAAAAAAAGAGTTTTAAATGTATTAATTTATCTAAATGAAGGTTGGAGAAAAGAGTGGGAAGGTAATTTAGAGTTTTGGACGGTAAATCCAGCACAAAAATTTATAGAGGTTGAACCAATATTTAACCGAGTGGTAATTTTTGATATTGAAGACGCACCTCACGGACATCCCGTACCACTTAACACACCTGAAAACTTGGACAGATATTCATTGGCATTATATTATTTTGTTGATGAAGAACCAAGAGAAGATGAAAAACACACAGTAATTTTTTACAAAGATAACGAAATTGGTGCAGGAGCACCTCCAAACGATTTATTTCAATAAAACAAAACACAAATTATGAAAGAGCAAGAAAGCACGAAGATGGAGTTTCTATTAACTCTAAACGACAACATTGTTGTTCAAAGATTTTTCAACGTAAGAGGGTATGTTCCCAAAGCTAAAAATTCTTTGGAGTTACATGAATTCGTCAAAGCTTTGAGTGAAGAACTTCACTACTATCTCAAAATGAAAACAGTTGTCTACATGATGGAGAATCAAGAGGCAATAATTCACGACCCAACGATTATGGAAACTTCATTCACTGAAGGTCCTGAAAACTTCAACATTTACATCAAGGTTGGGGACACAGTGTTGAACCACAGACAGTTTGATGGAAAACTTTACCCACCAAAAGTGCGTTACACAGTTGATGTTAGACCATTCTTAAAAGAGGTTTTGAGAGAACTCACAGACATCTTCTCAAGCAAAAAATTAACTTACAAATATTTGGAACTTGACCTCGCTTAACAAATATTTAAAATAATACAGGGGGTAAGAGACGCAATATATGAACAAGAATTTCGATTATTTAGGTAACACTTTTCAAATTCAATTAATCAATCAGATTGTTGTAGACAAGGATTTTTCATCTTCAATCATTGATGTTTTGGAAAGTTCTTACTTCGACAACAAGTATTTCAAAATCATAATTCAGATGATTAAGGAGTACTATGTTAAGTACGAATCTACACCCAACTTCGAAACCTTGGAACAGATTGTTAAATCTGAAGTCTCACAAGAATTGGTTGCAAAAATTGTTTTAGATACTTTAAAACAAATCAAAGAAGCACCTTTTGAAGGAACTCAATTTGTTCAAGAAAAAGCATTGAAATTCTGTAAACAACAAGAGTTACAGAAAGCAATGAACAAGGCTCAAAAGATTATCACAGAAGGAGACTTCGAGTCCTACGACAAAGTTGAAGGTCTTGTGAGAGAAGCCCTACAGGTTGGGGAAATTGAGAAAGGTCAATCAGACGTTTTCACAGATTTGGACACTGTCTTAGAAGAAGATTATAGACATCCAATTCCTATGGGGATTGCGGGTATAGACAAACTACTCAAAGGTGGATTGGCTAAAGGTGAGATTGGGGTGATATTAGCACCTACAGGAGTTGGTAAGACGACTGTACTTACAAAAATTGCAAACACAGCTTTCAATATGGGATACAATGTTCTTCAGATATTTTTTGAAGACAACCCAAAAATTGTACAAAGAAAACACTTCACAATTTGGACAGGAATTGAACCCGACAACTTGGTATTCCATAAAGAAAAAGTTATGGAGAAAATCACTGAGATTAGGGAGACAATGCCAAACAAGTTAGTTCTAAAAAAACTAGCATCTGATACTATGACTATGAATCAAATCAAAAACCAAGTCAGAAAAATGATTGCTGACGGTACAAAAATAGATATGATTCTTTTGGATTACATTGATTGTGTATTACCTGAGTCAAGTGCTAAAGATGAGTGGAAAGCTGAAGGGTCTGTGATGAGAGCTTTTGAAGCGATGTGCCACGAGTTGGACATTGCTGGTTGGACAGCAACTCAAGGAAACAGAAGTTCAATCTCCTCTGAGGTTGTTACAACTGACCAAATGGGTGGTTCAATCAAGAAAGCACAAGTTGGTCACGTAATCATTACCGTTGCTAAGACTCTACAACAAAAAGAAATGAATCTTGCAACAATCGCCATCACAAAATCCCGTCTTGGTAAGGACGGCGTTGTCTTCGAGAACTGTAAGTTCAATAATGAATTATTGGAAATAGACACCGAATCATCGGTAACATTCCTTGGTTTCGAAGAACAACAAGAAGAAAGAAAAAGAGATAGAGTTAAGGAGCTCCTTGAAAAAAGAAAGGAAAGGGAGAAAACCCAAAATCAGACTTAATTAAATATCTACTTTTTCTCAAAAAAACTTATTTTTTTTTAATTATTTTCGTGGTCGCTTAGTTGCCGACCGCATATTTATCATAAAAATCGGTGATTTTTTGATAAAAAAGTTATACCTTAAAAATTTAAAAAATGGACATTTCGAACAGAATTTTATCAGACATTACAGTGTACATGAAGTACGCGAAGTACATGCCTGAACTCAAGAGAAGAGAGACTTGGCAAGAGCTAGTTACAAGAAACATGGAGATGCATATTAAAATGTATCCAAAATTAGAAAAAGAGATTAGAGAGAATTATCAGTATGTTTACAAGAAACAAGTATTACCCTCAATGAGGTCGATGCAGTTCGCTGGTAAACCTATTGAAATCTCACCAAACAGAATTTACAACTGTGCGTTTGCGCCGATTGATGATTGGAGAGTATTTTCAGAAATTATGTTCTTACTTTTAGGTGGAACAGGAGTTGGTTATTCAGTTCAAAAACACCACGTTGATGTTTTACCTGAAATCAGAAAACCAAATAAAGAAAGAGGAAGAAGATGGTTAGTTGCTGACTCAATTGAGGGTTGGGCTGACGCAGTTAAAGTATTAGTTAAATCTTACTTCTTTGGTGGTTCACACATTCAGTTTGATTTCAGTGATATCAGACCAAAGGGTGCAAGACTTGTAACCTCAGGTGGTAAAGCTCCTGGTCCTCAACCATTGAAAGAGTGTCTTATAAAACTTGAGGGTATTTTAGACTCAAAAGAAGACGGTGAAAAACTATCTCCAATCGAAGTTCACGACATCGTTTGCCATATTGCAGACGCTGTACTTGCAGGTGGTATTAGAAGAGCGGCACTTATTTGTTTGTTCTCAGCAACAGATGAAGATATGATTGGTAGTAAGAGTGGTTCATGGTGGGAAACAAATCCACAAAGAGGTAGAGCTAACAACTCAGCAGTTCTTATGAGACACAAAATCACCAAAGAGTATTTCATGGAGTTGTGGAAAAGAATTGAAGCAAGTGGAGCTGGTGAACCAGGTATTTACCTATCAAACGACAAAGATTGGGGAACTAACCCTTGTTGTGAAATTGCACTTAGACCTTTCCAATTCTGTAACTTAACTGAGGTTAACGTATCAAACGTGGTATCTCAAGAAGATTACGAAGACAGAGTAAGAGCAGCTTCATTTATCGGAACATTACAGGCAGGATATACAGACTTCCATTATCTCAGACCAATTTGGCAGAGAACAACTGAAAAAGATGCTCTTGTTGGAATTTCAATGACGGGTATCGGTTCAGGAGCAGTCTTAGGTCTTAACATGAAATCCGCTTCAAAAGTTGTTAAAGAAGAAAATGAAAGAGTTGCTAACTTAATTGGTATCAATAAAGCGGCAAGAACCACAACTGTAAAACCAGCAGGTACTACCTCTTTAACATTGGGTACATCATCAGGAATCCACGCTTGGCATAACGATTACTACATCAGAAGAGTTAGAGTTGGTAAGAACGAATCAATCTACACCCATCTCAAGGAAAATCACCCTGAGTTAGTAGAAGATGAATACTTTAGACCTCACGACACTGCGGTAATTAGTATTCCACAAAAAGCACCTGAAGGGTCTATTCTAAGAAATGAATCACCAATTCAATTACTTGAAAGAGTAAAGAAGGTTCAACAAGAATGGATTAGACCTGGTCATAGAAGTGGTTCAAATGCTCACAACGTATCTGCAACAATTTCTATTCGTGAACACGAATGGCCAGCTGTAGGTGAGTGGATGTGGGAAAACAAAGAACACTACAATGGTCTATCTTGTCTACCCTACAACGGTGGAACATACGTACAAGCACCTTTCGAGGATTGTACAAAAGAAAAGTATGAGGAATTAATGCTCACTCTTAAAGACGTTGATTTGTCTAAGATTGTTGAGAATAATGACGAGACTGATTTGAGTGGGGAACTTGCATGTGCAGGAGGTGCTTGTGAGATTACATTAGTATAACCTATGGAAAACAACCAAAATAAAAGGGAGAAGGTAGAACTTCTCCCTTCTTATTTCTACACAGAAAACGGAAGAAAAGTTATGACCGAACAATATCACTTGGATAGAGGGTATTGTTGTGGTAATGGTTGTAGACATTGTCCATACGAACCTAAAGCTCAGAAGGGAAATACTACAATAAAAAAATAATCAAAGTATATTTATCACTATATGGCAGATGGTATT